AAAGAATATTAAACGCAAAACAACACAAGGATGTGTTTATGGCAAATGAAAAAGTTTCACAATTACCTGCAGTGCCATCTTGTCAATTAACGGATGTTATTTATGACATACAGGGCGGCATATCATCACAGGCAACACTCGCGCAAGTTGTCGCTCTGACTAGTGCATCGAGCAATTTATCTTTTGCAGGAAATCCAAACGGTAATGTTGCGGGAAATGTTTATCAGACATGTTGGGACACTACCGATCTCATTCTTTGGGTGTGTACGACAACAGGATCTGTTTCTACTGCTATATGGACTCCTGTTATTGGCACAATGACGAATGGTCAATTAATCATTGGGTCAACTGGCAATGCGCCTGTCAGAGCAACTCTCACAGCAGGTACAAATATCACTATCACTAATACACCGGGCGCTATACAGATTTCAGCGTCGGGCGCAGGTGGATTTAGTTGGAATAATGTGACTGGCACAAGTGCCACGATGATTTCAGATAACGGCTATATCTGCACAGGTGGTTCACTCGCAACCCTCGCACTTCCAGCAACATCTGCATTTGGTGATGAGTTATCAATTCTAGCCTATGGTGCGGGTGGTTGGAAAATCTCGCAAGGTGCAGGCCAACAAATAAAAGTCGGAGCCAGTATTTCAACATTAGGCGCAACAGGATTTATTGCGTCTACCTCAACAGGTGATGCTATCAATTTAGTTTGTGTCGTCGCTAATACTATCTGGATGAATAATGCAGCACCCGAAGGCAATTTAACAATTAATTAAACCTATTGAAAAGGATTTCGATATGGCTACTAACAATGCGATTAATTCGCCTACACGGCATGGGCAATATCTCAACACACAATACCTAACGACGGTGGGCGCTGGAACTTATATACCGACTGCAGGGACAAGTATTATTAGGATACGCGGCGTGGGCGGCGGAGGTGGGTCTGCAGGTAACACGGGCAATGGTGGAAATGGCGGTACAACATCTTTTACTAATATTTCTAGTATCATTGTGTGTAATGCTGGACAAGGCTCTACAACAGCCGGTGCGCCCGGTGCAGGTGGTGCTGCAAATACGGGTAATTTTACATCATCAGGTGCGCCGGGTCAGCTTGGTTCTAATGCTGCTTCCGTAATTGGCATAACAGTTGGAGGCAATGGGGGATCAAGTGTATTAGGTGGAGGAGGTTTAGGGTCAACAACTTCCACACCAAACGCAGGTCTAGCAAACACGGGGGCAGGAGCCGGAGGTGCGGCTGATGTAACAGGCTTTGGATTGCCGGGAGGCGGTTCTGGAAGTTATTCCGAGGGCATATCAACTGGTATCACGAGTTCGGGAACATATACTTATTTGATCGGAGCGGGAGGCGCTGCAGGAACAGGAAGCATCGCTGGGGCGGCAGGAGGTTCCGGGATAATTATAATAGACGAATATGCCTAAAAAATAATGCCAGCCGTGTTCAATCCATGAACGTAACCTACTAGGGATACATGGGCTGGCACGGTGATGTTTAACGCTTTTTATGGTTTTTTGCAAGTCGCATGAGCGCTTTGTGTTCCGTACGCTCATGCAGTGCTACATCCGCACGATCTCGGACTGGCACTTTTTTGGAAATTTCAATCTTGCCGGACTTGGTGTTTTTACCCGCTAACTCGTGCTTTCCCAAAGACCTATCAATGCGTTTCATATCTTGATAGGCCTTTGGGTGTGCGCGCTTCTCCGCATTATCAGCCTCACTATGCGCTGTGCGATAGTTTTTGCTATCTTTTGGATAGCCGTGATCGCTTAGCTTTTTTAAGATGTCCACCTTAGCCATGTTTGTATTGCACCCCAAATAGTTGATCCCATTAGATAGATTACTACCAAAGCCCCGACCAAAGCGCCAAAGATTGCAAACGCCGCTAATACATAATAAAACATCATAAACACCTCACAGTTTTAAGAAAGTTCTTTGTGACGCTCCCTGTAAAGTTTCATAAGTTCCTTCTTTTCACTTGTCGAATCAATTGCGTTGATCTCTTTGATTATGTCCTTTAGCTGATCAAGTGTTGCAGCGGCCTCGACTTTATCCTTAACGCTTGGCGCGCCGTGTGTTACATAGTCTAGCATATCATCGCCTGTGGACTCGATTTCGGGTTCGATGTCTAGTATTTCGCCTGTGTCGTTAACGACCTCCGGTTGGGGCGTAGGGACTAAGCCAAGTTTCTGTTTTAGGCCATCCATTCCTTTGCTTTGCACATTAACTTGTTTTGGTGCATGGTCATCCCATCTTTCATACTCATGATAACTACCAGCAAAGAGATCTTGAAAGGCCATACGCAATGCTTGAGCCTCGGCAACCTTTCGAATCATCGTTGCAGGTTTGCCGATCCATACACCTTGTTTTAGAACATACTCATCATGCTCAACAAAAACAAAAGATGGTCGTCTTGAGCCTTTGCGTTGCACTGAACTATATGCGCCAATTAATTCTCCGCGATTACCGAAATTATAAACATGCATAACCTCGCCGTTGCTAGTCTCAAACTTATCACCACTATAAACAGCATCCGCAACATGATATTCATATAGCGGATGGCGTTGTGCGCCTTTGCGATAACCATCACGTCCTATAAATATTTGTGCGGGTTTATCTTTAGCATATTTAATTGCCCATATTTCACGTAAAAATGGATTTAAATTTGTTGCCTTTCCCATAGCGACATAGGCTTTAAATTCCAAGTCGCTAAGAGTAGGCGCAAACAACATCCGAATTTCTTTGAGTTTAAATTCGTCGTCCCAAAATATTAGCTCGCTTTCTATGGGTCTTATTGCTAGGCTCATGATTTGTCCCCTTTGATAATTAAGCGGCGAATACCGTTTTTATCGGCTTTAAATGTCGCAAGTACATTATCGCCATCAATGATTCCGTCTTTATCTTTGATAAATTCGATCACCTGTTTTTCATGTGCAACCTTTTCGGCGGTATACTCTTTAATGTCAATCTTAATGGCTTTAAGTTTTGTTAATAGTTCATAAACTTGCGGCGTTGACATAACATAATCGCCCTTGTTTAATGGATAAAGAATAGCTAAATCCCCACGCGTAGTGGGTTCAGGTGCGACATTTTTTAAGACATGCTCAAACCAGAAATGATTTACCTTTTCTATAATGAGGTTCATTACCTCGGGTTCAGGCTTTGTAACGAAGGTTTCAATATCAGAAAGACCGCGATAAGCAGCGACTTCTATATCGTCAAATGCACCATTGGTTGCAAGATATTGATGTTGAATCTGCGCGTGGTACATTGCCGGAAAAATTTCTGTATTTTCTTCGCCCCAATCTTTTGAAAATGGACTTGCCTTTTTAATTTCAACTGCCTTTTTCTTACCGACAACTCGTCGATCAATATGACAGAGGATGTGTGGATATTTCGGATGACGGTAAGCCTTATGTACTTGCGCCAGTTTGTCACCCGTACGCTGCATGTAGCGCTCTGCAATAACAGGTTCTAATAGTTGTCCCATTATTACGTGCGGTTCTTTAGAGATATCATGCTTATCGCGTCCAGTCTTAATGCGCCATAATTCATATGGCGTCATCCAAGGGTTAATTCCTAGAACGGCGGCGCATTCTGATGCGCCTATACCTGTTGCTAATTCTATAGTTTGAATATCGTTTAACATATTAACCTCTCCTCACCCAGTAAGTTTCGCCATTATCGGCGCGTGTATTGTGCGCATAGCCAAGTGATTCATAACAATCACTAGCCTGATCGCTTACAGTGTCATAAAACATATCGTCTAAATTATCGGTGAAATATTCGATAGCACTTTCTGTCATCATTGATGCCATGTCGTGCAAGTCGTCTGACTTACCGTTAATTAAATATTCACGAAAATGTTTTAGGGTCTGTGTAAATAATTCAGAGTCGATAATCGCGCCATAAGCATCATTACCCAATGCTCTAATACAAGCAGCAGCGAGCTTTTGTTTTGCCAAGGCGTTAAGGGATGAATAAGAGTGAAAGCCATCAGCTACATTATCGCTAATGAGTTCTTTGATCTCATCGTTATAAAAGCATTTTGGGATACTGTTCATACTAAGCCCTCCGTGGCTACGTACAACCCTAATCCGTTCTGGGTTATCTTGATTATAGAAGTTTGCATGTGTTTCTCCTAGTAGGTTAATTAATGGTACAATGCCAGAATACACCACTATTTTCCTATTTGCAACACTAAACTATAAATAATTATAAAGATAGTTAATATATTAGCTAATTCTATAATAACACTATACAAACTATAATATATGTGGTAAAAATTGGATTAATTAGTAGAGGAGCAGCACAATGGATCAAAAAAAATACTATAAAACGAAAGAAATGGTTAAGAATTATCCAGCCCTATTTGGAACGATGGAAATTTTACGCCATTATATTAGGCAAAATAAGGGCAATATTAAGCAAAATATTATTAAGTTGGGCGGCAAAATGCTGTTTGATGTCGAGAAATTTAATGCATGGCTTGAAACGCAAACGATGGATAAGGAGAAGAAATGCGATCCAGAGAAGAAATAAACCGCATAATGGTGTTGACTGAGTTAACCGATAAGGTCAATGAGCTTTTAGCAAAAATCGAGCCGCTTATTCCAGAAGATAGAAAATTACTCGATGCATATCTTCCAGTAACGACTTCATTAACTGAGTTTTTAAAAGAATGCGCACTCTATCTTGGATGCGATATATCAAAAATTAAAATGCCAGAGGGCATCCAATGATAGTCAGAGACAAAGCAGCAAGTCTTGCAAAAGCCAATGAGGTAACGGGTAAAATCCTTGCCATAATAACTAATGAGAGCAAGGATTTTATTACCGAAGATGACCCTAGCGAAAATATTTATCTCGCAATACATATACTCGGAAATCTATTTGCAAAAGTTTGCATATCGCTAGAGGGCTTTGGCAAAATATATAACATACCGAATTTAACGAGTGAGTCCATCAAAGAATGGATCGATGTGGTTGTATTGGAATATCTGAAAATTAACGAAACTATTAAGGATGCAAAATGACACGGAAATATATGAAAATGCAACAACCTTATCTTAGAGATCAATTACAGGAGGCAAAAATGTTACGCAATGTTAAACCGCAAATGAAAACGGTAGAGGATATTGATTCATTAATGCTGGATGATAGCTGGCTCAGAGTTATCAAGCGATCACACGATCCATCCATTCCCACCGATAAAGTCATGGTAAGGTTTGACGAAAAGCTAGACCCGCGAAAACAAAAAGTTATCAAAGTTACTATTAGAATCGGTGTTGATATTATAGATAAGTTAGGTTGGGAATTTAAAGATAGATTAATCGTTTATAATCATCCCGATAATTTGATGGCTTTTAAATTAGTAAAAACTGAAATGGCAGGATTCACATTAAGTAAAGAAGGGGGCGGTCGCTCTGGAGTTGTCGTTTATACTTGGAATCATAAAGAATTTAAACCCCCTATTCGCTCATTTGTCGAGGTTGCACATATTGAATATAAAAACACTTTGGGGTTCAAAGCGTAGTGTCTGATGTTATTAAAATCTGTTCTGTACACGGTGAGCTTACTCTAGCCCAATGCAATAAGCATGGTAGGGGTGCTTACCGTTGTAAGCTTTGTATGGTGGATGTGCGAAAGAAATATTATGAAAAGCATAAAGAAAAAGTTCTTCAGAAAATCAATACCTATCGCAAAAATAATGCTGAAAAAGTACATGGCTTTAAACGTGCGTATTTTCTCAAAAATAAAGAAAAGCTTTATGCACAGGAGCGCGTCAGACGAAAAAAATATGATCTAGCACATCCAGAAGCGGAGCGCCTACGGGATAGACGCTATAAACGAAAAGCTGTTAAAGAACTGCGCGATTCTTATATTAAATGTAAACTTGTACAAGATACGGGTCTTTCCCGCCTTAACATACCTAAAGAACTTATCGAGGTGAAACGTATTATGATGATTATTAGGCGTCGGGTTAAATCTATCAAAAAAGATAAACGATTAGAGGAATTAGAAAATGAAATTAGATAATCTAGAAGATTTACGAGATCATTTGCTACAGACATTAGTTGATTTAGATGAAGGTGAAATTGAACTAGATCAAGCATCCATCGTTGCAAAACTATCAGAAGCAATTGTGTCAGGCATTAAAACGGAATTGGAATATGCTCGATTAATTAATAAGGAGCCGAATATACCTTTCTTAAATAAAAATGTTAAAAATGGTAAGCTATTAACTAACGTTAAACAGTTGGCGGAGAAATGAAAAAACCTTATTTTTATGTTGCCTGTATGCCGGTTGCTGTATCGCCAACTCCTGACCCGGAGCAAAAAGAATGTCAAATCGAACAATGCCCCAAGTGCAATACGGATATGTGGGTCAGTATCAAAAAACGGGAAATGCGCGCTAAAAATCCGAAGAAGATTAAAATCTGGTGTGGCGATTGTTGCATCAAGCGCGCTTATGAATTAGGTTATACTTCCGAACAAATCGAAATAGTTGATATTAATAGGTTTAACTAATGACAATACTCTGCGATACCTGCAATGACCCAATCGAGAATGAAAAATTATTAATATCCTGTCATGCGTGTCGGTTGAAAATGGATAGTAGCCTTATACAAAAATCCAGCCCAGATGAGTGGGTAGATGCAAATAAATATTCACCCATGAGTTATGGCTTAGCGGATACTTTCGTTTTAATAACTGATATAAATATTGAAGTTCCTATAATACAATCTGCATATTACTCATCAATGTATAAGAAATGGTTTCCCACATTATATACGGTAACGCACTGGATGCCAGCCCCACCATTCCCAAAGGACTAATATGCAAACCCTAAAGGCTTTACTCTATCTGCTTATATTAATGTCGTATGCAACCGACTCATACGCAACCGAGTTTGCCCCTAAAAGCTTTTTTTCCACCTGCTTCACGCCCACGGGCAATTGCACGCAAAATATTATTACCGAGATTGGGAACGCTAAAGAATCTATTCTCGTACAGGCCTATAACTTTACATCAAAACCTATCGCAGACGCGCTCATTACAGCCTACCAGCATAATGTCTCAGTCAGTGTCATCATCGATAAATCACAAATCAGTGATCCTAATTCATGCTTAGCACTTTTACATGCTGCCGAAATCCCCATTTGGATTGACGATAAAGTAGCAATAGCCCATAGCAAAGTCATACTAATTGACGATACTGTGACGCTTACAGGGAGTTTCAATTTCACTAATGCCGCACAACTACACAACTCTGAAAACATCATAATCATATCTGATTCCAATGTCGCAAATGAATACAAACACAACTGGCTCAATCGGCAATCGCTGTCATATAAGTACGATTCTAGCCATTCTCAATAGCGCATCATGAGGCATAAGCTAATCTCTTTAAGGGATTAAATTATGTCACTGGCTAATGCACTATATGGACATGGTGGTATGGGCAATCTGAATCAACCGCAGGGATTGGGCTGTGTTTCGGTTGGAGGCTTGGGAGGATCTGCACAAAGTGTACAAACACCATCATGGACAGTAGGAGGGACAAGTGTGAGTTATTGCATGGAATGCGGGTCGCATTGTTGTCTCCATATATATCAGCGCGTTTATGGTATGGAACTGGGTGCCTCTGAACATCACAAGGCCAATATGCCTAAGAATGGTATCTCCCCTACACCCGCACAAGCAGAAGCCGCCGAGCGCAAAGCCCAAGAAACCAAACCCTATACAAAACTAAACCGACTACTTCCACAACTTCCACTTTCCAAAAAACTTTTACTATTATTGAGGTGACACATGGCTTTAATGAAATACAGCGAATTGTTAGGCATGGCAAAAGATAAACTAAAAGAAGTAATGGCACCTATCCGCGCGCACGAGATGCTAAAGAAAGCGGAACTTGAAATGGCAAAGCTCGACGGCGCTATCGCAGAGCATGAGGAAAATATTCAGTCTTGCGCCTCGCAATACCCGATAGATTTTGATGATTTGCTGCAGGCTATCGATTATCTAGAGCTAACAAAGCGAAAAAAAGAACAATTTGAAAAGATTATAGCCGAACTTTTCCCAAGTGAAACAAAGAAGCATAAATAAGTTGAAGTTTTAAAGTAGATCGATAATGATATTGACGGTTTCTCAAAAACGTTACTCGCCGGGTCAGACCACCCATAGACGTATCCGCAGGATATACGGGCAGAAATCCTGCACTAATTCAATAACTTACATACTTAACACGGATCGTTGAGAAAAGGATTTTCGCATGAAAGCGGGAAGGATTCCCGTTAGTAGCGCTAGACCTTTGACCGGGTTTGCTACTAACGGTAGTGAATGCCTTATAGGGCAAAATACTACAACTAACAAAAGTCAAAATCAACCACTTTGTGGCAATAAATGCGGTCACGCGCCAAAATCGTTAAGATTTTACTCCAGACCCCCCGAATACAGGACGCGATTCCACGTCTTAGAAGCCGCCCGCCGCACAATTCTGTTAGCATTAGCCGATCCCTATAGCTATCCAGCCCTACATGGCTTCATGTACCGAAACCACCGCCAGAAACGTTCAGAACGCCGCGAGGCCGAACTTGCGCTCTTGATGCCAGCCATAGCCGATACTGTTTATCTTGCTAATATGCAATGCGGCCATCTCGTACATGGCAAGTTTGAAAACTATACCTATGCCAAGTACAAACAACTCACCGGGATGTCTGAATGGCGCGTCGCACGCAATATGCGACGCTTGCAGGAGGCCGGGCTTATTACCGTGAGGCAAGTTCTGATTGAGCATCCTAACGGTGAAACCCGGGTTGAGCGCGTCATCATTAGCGTAACCCATAAATTCTTTGAGCTTCTCGGTTTAACACATGAATTAGAAATAGACCGCGCGCGCGCCGCAAAATCCCACGCCAAGCACATGCTAAAGTTTGTTAGACGGGATGCACCCATAGCACCTCGAAAAATGCAAAAAGCAAAAGACACCCCTCTTTTGCACTCACCCGACTATAACCCCAATGACCGCCAAGCCGAAAAAGCCGCCTTTGCTGCTATACAAGACAAGCTAGGCGCGAAAAACGCCCTACAAGCGATTTTAACCAAAGCCCTTCCTGACAATAGGCCTCAACCTAACAAGCGTACAGTATCAACGCTAGTGGCTGTACAGGCACTTATCAAGGCCTATCCTAATATGCCAATGCATGAGGCCATCAGATTAGTATCTCAACAAGGTAGCGATCCCCCCGATTAGCTAACCAGTCTGTAAAAAAAATAATCAATAGTACCCATCCTGCCGAATACCTATGTGCGCTCACCCCAAAACTGCCCTATTTGTCAAGAAAATTGGGGATTGACAGTCCACAAAACAAACTAAAAACCCCCTAAAAAAAAGATATACACGACATATCCACAGATTCTGTTAATAAGTGTTTTAGAACATAAAATAAGTAGCACCCCAAAAGCACTAATACTTACTAAAAACCTACTAGTTATAGCTACTCTCTGGTAAAGTTGGATGGTTATAGTACAGACACTTTCAGGAGTTTTTTATTTATGGAAGATCGACAAAGCCTAAAACCCATTCATCAGGCAGCCCGTGATCAAGCTAATGGCAAAGATGACTCCGTGCTAAATAGCATCGGCGCATCAATTGAACAGCTTAAAAATATGACAATAACTGAACTAAAAGTTATTATCAGAAAGTTAAAAAAGCTAAAGACAAATGACGCTAGAGATGCTATAAAAATCATAGAATCTATTGTGAAACACAAACGCGGAATTTTATCGAGTATGGGACTTGATCGATTGATAGCAATTTATATCAATACCGATCATAGTAATGATAATGACGATTAATGGCCGACGATACTGACTTAAGGTCACGCTTATTGATGTCGAGACTGCATTGTAGTGATGTGCAGATGAAATGAGGCAGTCGGGAAAATAGGCCGCCAGAATGCCAACGCGTCATAGCATATGTTCTTTTCTCCATATGCCTCCTGCGTCATATCACTATTCGCTGGTATAGTGGGCATAAAACCAGCACGAATGCGCGAGTTGGGAGACTCGGAGGGCAGCGCCGCACTGTTGCATGTATTGCGGCACTAATGCAGAGGCAGTTAATAGCCTCCATGACAGCCGCCGGACTGTTCTGCATAATTCCGGCATGAGTTATGCAACGGGGACGTTTATCATTAAACTGCTTGCCTGCTATCGAGTGAAAGACCGTCCCCGATGCGCCATATACCAAAGGCATAACCAGCCTTAAATGCTACTGCGCCGGACAGTATGGTATAGTCCTCCGGCATGATTTTGCGAGTAGCCTTTAATCGTGAGATTACGGGTAGTTGGTCATTCCTTCCGACTAGGTATACTACTCGCGCCATTTCACAAAAGAACATGGCAATTGAAGCTCAGCCAAGGTATCTGTTACTCTTCAAGGCGACAGATAATCGAAGAGCCTAGGATGGTGCGAAAGCGAGGTCAGGCCAATATCCGAGAAGGTTGAGGCCGGGCTAACCCTAGAGGTCGTAGGTGAAACCCCTACCAATTGCCACCACTAAAGAGGTGACGCATGGACGCGCAGCCTATACCACCAGAATGGATTACGAAATTATTTACCTGCCTAGAGCAATTCTACGGCGAGCGATTTAGCAAACTATTTCCCGATAAATTAACAAAACAATATGCGCATACAATATGGCAAAACGGATTGTATGGCTGCACCGAAACGCAAATTCGCGCGGCACTGAAACTGTGTAAGACAGCAAGCACCACACCCGGGACAAAGCCGCCACATGTCATGGAATTCTATAAGTACTGCAAGGGTTATGCTGTACCCTATATCGAGCCACTGCCCGAAAAAGAATATAGAGGCAATCCAGAAATAGCCAAAGCTGCTATTAAAAATATTCGGGCTAGGCTTCGAACTTAAAGGGCGCCCTTTTCTTGTAAACACGACTCATCACTTCCGCAGCAGTTGCAGTAAGTTTGCGCCTTAGTTTGTTAATGTCCAGATCATCGCTTAGTAAAACAATAGTTCGGAGATAAAAGGCAGAAACAGCCGCGAGGATAGTTGGTTTATCGACGGCTCCTTCCATAGCTAAATCTATATACTTAAAAACACTTTCTTTAAGCTCAGCTAATAAGGCATTGCCTAACTCTAGGGATTTTTGCTCGTCATGAGTTATCATTGCTTTCACCACTGATTTCTTTTCGAATATTCATTATAATTGTGTCAAATAATTCTGGCTTAACAGAAAACTTAATAAGAATCTCTTTAAATGTCACTACCATTACAGTAAGAATCATACAGTCTAATTGTTTGAAACTGTACTTTTTGGAATATTTCCATTTAATTGCATGTTTCTGAATTACTTTCAAGGTTTCATTAACTGCTTTAGTAATTAATTCTTGTTGATCTATCGTTGGAATGGGATCAATTGTCATTAGTAATTCCTAATGTTTAACAGCATGATGTTGGCATTTATTGCCGGATTCACAATCGCGAATGTGCTGTATAGCTAGATTGATATGAGTAACCAAAGCGCTTAATATCTCTTTAATATGCTCATTATTCATATCAAAACAATTATGGAAAATAGCCGCTATGGCATTTCCGAAAATGTTTATAATCACATTAGATATAATCGCACCTTGATATTCGTTATCATCAAGACTCCTTACCAATGGTCGAGTACACGTTCTAAAAATGTTGATCATCGCATCGGCGGTTTCTACAATAGTTTTATCGTAAAAATCTTTATCGGGTATTTTGTCTGTTACATCTACTTTTTCTGACATAACTATTCCTTAGTAAGTTTATGAGCGCGTTCATCCCGTTCCTGATAATGTACATAGATTAATAATGCATTAACAATGATAAACGGAAACCAGATAGGAAAGTAATATAAAAATTCACACATGCGCGACTCCTTTTAGTAATCCAACAACCCAAAAATAAACGCCGAGTATCGATAGTGCAACCGCTCCCCTTAGCATGGCGTGGAATTCTAAACTATTCAAGTGATCTATCATGAGACTTACAAATCCTCCCGTTATAAAATTTATTCCCAGCTTTCTAAGATCGGTTTTTAAATCATTTATGTTTATCATCTTGTGCCTTCAAAATAATTAATGCGCGTTCAATCGATGTGACCTTTTTAACAATCTGCTCAGCAAGACCATAATTTTTAACTTTGCCTTTTACTAAAGAGAGTTGATAGTTTTCACGTTCCTGTATTAGCGCGACAAGTCCCGCGCGGAGGAGTTCGGTGGCGTAGTCCATTTTATTTTCCCTTATTGAATGTTTCCATAACATTGAAATCTTGTTCTGTCAGCGGTGTAAGAGCTAATGGATTTGCTAGATACCATCCACCATTCTGATATAAAACTCTTAGCTTTGTATCACCCAAAAGTTTCTTCGCATCGCGCGCAAGCTGACGGGTTTTAAAATATTTTATTTCTGACATACAGTTTCCTTTTCGGTAGTTATAAGATCGCATTCTTGATAGCCAAAAATAGCTTGATGTTTATTGCAAGCTTCGGTTCGAGCTTTTTTAACAGCCTCCTCCGTTTCATAAGCTTCCAAAACTATCCCGCTACTAGAAAGTAATACAAATATTTTTTTACGTTGCATACAGTTTCCTCTTAGGTTTAAAAAATCCAGTCGATAACTTTCTCATAAAGCCATTGATGATAATTTTCTTGAATGTAATCGAGTTGCTCGGGTGACAATTCTGTACCATCGGGAAAACAGGCGCTATCAATGTATGCGTCTGTGAAATCTGGATAGTCAGAGTGATCGATTCCATCTAATTGAACATCGATTAGAGAATTCAATTGCTCGGGTGTGATAAGCGGAATAATATTTTTATGTAGCATTGTTATTACTCCTCTATCATCGCTAATGCGCGTTTTAGATCTTCGATTTGTTGCTTACAAGTTTTTACTGTTGCATTATCACTTCTAGCTTCGACTTGCTTAGATATATTGATTAAACTTTTTAGATCAGTTTTTTTTATCTTAAGATGCATTTTTAAAACATGTATTGCATAAGCCATTGGCGCTGGTGCAGTTTTCATTTTTGTACTCCCATAGAATTAATTAACAATAAATTCTTCTTTGAATTTTTTCTTATGTTCTGTGCAATATACTTTTAGAAATTCATCGTTTGTAGTACAAGCACTATGAATTTCATTTGATATTTCACTGTCCATCAGGAAACTACAAGACTCGAAATAGCATTCTTTTTGCTGACTATCATCTGGCATATCTATATAAGTTTCGTAAGCATTTTTCATTTTAGGTCTCCCATAGATTTAGTTAACAAAGCCATTCTATCAGAACATTTCCCAAAATACAAGCCTTTATTACAATATATTATAGTATTTAATAGTATTTCAGTTATACGTGGAACATGTTAGACTATAAACTGATTAAATAGTATACAAGGATGTAACTATGCAAATCGCTAAAAAGTATCGGATTATACCGACAGAATTCGATGAATGCCGCTGGTTTTATCACTGGACGCAGACTATTGGCAAGCTTAAAAAGAAAGTCATCCATCATGCAAATGAGGGCAAACGCGCAGCCCATACAGGTCACAGACTTAAGCTTATAGGCCTACAGCCCGGACTGCTTGATTACCAGATTATTAAGGCAAATCCGCTATACCATTCGCTCTGGATTGAAATGAAAACTCGTGATAAAAAGAAACACCGCAAAAACCCCCTACAAGATGCATGGATAGCAGAATTACTCAGCGAAGGCCATTACGCCACTTATGCCTACGGCTGGAATGACGCCGCAAACATTGTGCTTGATTACCTCGCCAATAAGCTTTAATATACTTTCGCTTTCCATATTATTTTCTATCGATTATTAGCCGGGACATCCACCCGGCTTTTTTTTGCCTGCGAATTATGTCACACTGTTCCAATAATCTTGGTTAAGGACAACGAAGATATGCTTCCTATCGTTACGGATGATTCAACAACTATTCACCGCGATTATGTTTTAGATTTTATCGCTATCTTTGTCGTCCTCGGTTTCTTCTTTATGTGTGTCCTGATGTTTTTCGTTCGCATCGATATTGACGAGCGCGATTTGTTTAATGTCATGTTCGGGCAATTGTCATCAGGTTTTATCATGGTGCTTGCGCACTACTTTAGGATATTTATTAAGTGAGGTAATTATGAAAGACTGCAAAGATTGTAAAAAGGGAAAGTGTGCAAAGCATGGTAAAAAAAAATAGTTCAACAAGCTAATCAACGCGGTGGAATGTTTTTATGGCATGATCTATTTAGAAAATTATTCGGGAGCAATTCAAAATGACAATGACCGAGTTTGGAATAATTATTTTCTTAATGGTTTTACTCTGGAGATAACGCATGTCAATTGTTGCCGCGAAAAAGCTTGATCTGTTAATTAGATATAGCGATGCTTTAGCTACGGACGAAAAAGTCTGGCAGGTCGCCACTAACCAAACTATTCTAGAAACACTCCTACAAAAAGAATTACGCAAACTCTGCTATCTCATCGAGGAAGGAAACGTTGAAGAAATACAACTCGCCCTTAAAATTAAAACTAAGGATAAAACCACATGAAGAAACGCTGCATACCGTGTAATGGTTCAGGTCGCGTCATGGGCGGTGGAATGATGCTATCCGATTGTGAACATTGTGATGGCAAAGGCAAGATCGATGAGCCTGAAAATGAATTAGAGTTTTTACTGACAAAAGATTCTAAACGCTATCAAGAAGCCAAAGAGAAAATAAAGAAACTCGATCCCGTGATGTCTGACACAGCAGCCGAACAAATACTCGATGAGGAACTTAACCGTGTCAATGCAAGAGGCTAATTTGCAAATCACACACGTTTCCGTAGACTGTCTAAAGCCTTATGCAAATAATGCGAGGACACACTCTGATGAACAAATCACTCAATTGGCGAACTCTATTACTGAGTTTGGGTTTAATAATCCTATACTTGTTGATTCTGATCTTAATGTGGTTGCCGGACACGGGCGCTTAATGGCGGCAAAACAAATCGGAATGACGTTAGTTCCGACTATTAAGCTTGAACATTTAACCGATGCAAAACGTAAAGCTTATATTATTGCGGATAATAAGTTAGCGCTTAATGCGGGCTGGTCGTTTGATTTGTTAAAGACGGAGTTTGAGGCGCTCTTAACAGATAATATGGATTTAGCACTGACAGGGTTTAGTCCTGATGAGTTAAACGAGATTATGTTTCCGGCTATTTTAAATGTGGGGGAAACTGATCCGGATGATGTGCCGGAGGTGAAAGCTGATGCTATTACGAGGTTAGGTGATGTATGGCTTATGGGCGAGCATAGATTGATGTGTGGCGATAGCACTGCTGTAGATGACGTCAATAGATTGATGAATGCTAGAAAAGCGGAATTGCTTTTCTCATCCCCACCTTACAGTGACATGCGAGAATATTCAGGTAATGATTTATCATTAGACGTGCTTGTAACTATCTTTCATGCATATCTTGACCGGTCATCCTATTATGTTATTAATCTCGGTGTTCAGTTCAAAGATGATGCTGTTTTTCCTTATTGGAACGCATGGCTAGATGCAGCGTCCGGGGCTGGTTTAAAGTTATTATCTTGGAATGTGTGGGATAAATTATACTCAGGATCTATTGCAGCGCAAAGACGCATGTTTGCATTGCAGCATGAATGGCTATTTGTGTTTGGTATGAAATCGAAACCACTTAACCGTATTTGGGATAAAACAGAAAGTAGTACTGAGCGACAAAAGTATTTTAAAGTAAATGAAAAAGGCCAGAAAGTACGACTTGTTAGACAGAGAGATGGCAGCATGAGATCGACTGTTTACGGCCAAGATTATATGAATAAAAACGCGGGCACTGTCATTTCCACATATATTGAAAAAGAAAGAACGATCGACCATCCAGCTAAATATCCCATCGGGTTAGTGCAACCCTATATTGAATCTATGACAGACCCGGGGCAAAGTGTTATAGATTGCTTTGGTGGTTCTGGCACAACATTAATCGCCTGTGAAAAGACAAACCGCAAATGCCTAATGATGGAAATATCACCGCACTACTGCGATGTCATTATCAAACGCTGGCAGAAATTCGCAAACAATACGGCATTTTTAGAAGGCACTAACATATCTTTTAATGAAATGGAGCAGGCCACAAATGGCAGCAGTCGGCAGACCAAAATGGATTCCGTCTGATGCGGATTTAGCGCGCGTTGAGGCGTTATCTGCACGCGGACTGACTAAAGAGCAGGTCGCGCGCGCATTGGGAATTTCTTATGATACGCTTAATGAAAGGTCAAAAGAATATCACGAATTCTCCGAGGCTATTAAAAATGGTCAAACAAAAGGCATTGCGGAAATAGCTAACGCATTGTATGAAAACGCAAAATCGGGGAATTTAGGCGCGCAGATATGGTATCTTAAAGTGCGTGGTCAGTGGCGTGAGCCGCAAGAGTTGAACCTTAACTTAAATATCATTAAGCAAGAGGATGCGATTAAGCAATTGGAATAATTAATATATGAATATCAATGAAAAAGAAATACAAAAAGCTTTGGATGAAATGACACCTAATGAATTTATTAATGCTTTGGATGACATTATTGCAAATGTTTGTCCAGAATTATATGAATTTAATAAAGCAAAATAGTTTATGGCTGACGATACCTTAAGAGCTAAGCGAGCTAGTGACTAGATCGGGGAAAATAGGCCGCCAGTTATATGGCTAATGACTACAGGATCATGCTTAATTCGTTAAGCGACTCGCTTGGAAAGTTAGCCGCCAGTTATGGCAAGCGCAGTGCAGCTAGTGATGCACCTATTACACAGGTAGCTACCGTGACAGGCCGAAAATATAGGACACCTGCGGTGTTAATGCAAAGGTTACATAGCGCTGCCACCCATTTTAAATGATTACAAGGACGTAATCAGATGGACGAAACGGAAAAGCGCATACGTCGCCGATTACGCGATGACTTTGCGCATTATTCTAAAAAGTGTTTGTCGATTCGCACGAAAGACGGCGAAATAGCACCATTCGTTTTAAATTCATGTCAGGAGTTTATTCATGCGCGGGTTGAGCAGCAGCGAGCAACAATAGCTAAAGTGCGCTGTATTATCCTTAAGGGCAGACAACAGGGATGCTCTACGTATATTGAAGGCCGTTTCTATTGGTTGGTTACTCATCGCTTTGGTGTACGTGCTTTTATCCTCACTCACGATAACGAGGCAACTAACAACCTTTTTGATATGGCTAAACGTTATCACGAGCATTGCCCTCTCGTGGTGCGTCCAACTGTACTCGCGTCTAATGCCAAGGAACTTATCTTTGATGGACTTGATTCTGGTTATAAACTCGGTACCGCCGGAAACAAAGCCGTGGGGCGAAGTAGTACCGTTCAACTCCTACATTCCTCCGAGGTAGCCTATCAGCCCAATGCGGCTGAACATGCAAAAGGCATTATGCAAACGGTGCCAAACGCTGCGGGCACTGAGATATTTTTAGAGTCTACAGCAAATGGCATTGGTAATTACTTTCATGAGCAATGGCAGCTAGCGGAGGCGGGTGATAGCGAGTTTATACCGATATTTATTCCGTGGTATTGGCAGGCTGAGTATAGTCGTGAGGTAACACCTGATTTTGCAAAGACTATTGAAGAAGAAGAGTTAGTTAGACTTTATAATCTAACACCTGAACAGTTAATGTGGCGACGTTTTAAGATTATTGAGATGTCTGTCGGTGGCGTTGATGGCACTAAAGAGTTCATGCAGGAATATCCCTGTAACGCAACTGAGGCGTTCCAGTTAACGGGTGAGGATACATTCATCAAGCCTAACATTGTGATGTTAGCGCGAAAGTGTACGGCTGAGGCTTATGGTGGTTTGGTATTGGGCGTTGACCCTGCACGTTTTGGTGACGATAGAACATCAATTATTAGACGTCGCGGTCGCTGCGCCTACAAGCTAGAATCCCATAAAAAGAAGGACTTAATGGAGGTAACAGGTATAGTCCATCGCATCATTGTGGAGGAAAATCCTGATAAGGTGTGTATTGATATTGGCGGTCTTGGCGCTGGGGTTTATGATAGATTGTGTGAGCTGGTTGATCGCAAAATCCTTGTGGCTGTTAATTCAGGTTCTACACCCTTAAACCAGAAGATATATTACAACAAACGCGCTGAAATGTGGGGTACGTTGGGTGAGTGGTTAATGGACTTCCCTGTACAAATACCTGATAATGATAGTTTACACGCAGATCTTTGTGGCGTGCGTTATAAGTTTGATAGTAACTCACGATTAGTGCTGGAAAAGAAAGAGGATATGAAGAAACGCGGCATCCGATCCCCTGATGAGGCTGAAGCTTTATGTCTGACGTTTGCCGTACCTGACACCGCCGTGATTAATACTATTAAGCGAAAGGATTCTCGTACTGCCAAGGAACTGGCGCAATCATTTAGCCGGATTGACCGGCTTAAGAAGAGTGCTTATGGAAACTGATAATAGTTATATAAGAATTAAACTAGAGGTTATTTCAGTTTTAATACTCTGCGCGATTAGATCGATAATGGATAGTGATCCTGAAAAAGACAGTATTGCTGGACGTTATCTTGTTGGCTTAGCAGAAGTGCAAGCGGCATTTGAAAAAGAAATGTATCCTGATTTGGGGAAGAAAAATGGAAAGTAGACTTGTCGCAATGGAAAACGATATTAAGTTTATTCAAGAGAAATTAACGCAGTTTGCAATCCTTACAAATACATTGGCAGATCAAGTATTAAGAATCAGTAATCTTTTAGAAAAGGTTGTCACCAATGCCAAATGACCTACAAGAAATTAGAAAAGAACTAGCGTTACTATTGAATAAAATATCTGACTTGGAATTAGCGCAGAAACGCCTAGAAAAAACTATCGGCACAGAATACTTTGAAGGCGAGCTAGCTAAATTCACGCAGCAAGCCAAGATTATACAAGATCGTATGGCTGAGTCAGGCTTATTTGAAATGCGCTTGCGAAAGGTTGAAATTGCAATACAAGGGTTACAAAATGCATTCAAGAAATTTGATCATGACGGACAATATTAGATGCCACAAATATATAGACCCTGACGACACAGTGCGTGAGTGGATAAAGAATACTGAGGCGCAAGGACGCGCCGCGTTTGAGAATGACTCTACTGAAAAGGATTTCAGTTATGGGCGTACCAGCCAAGATACATCAGGAACAAATCGAACGCATCAAGACTAACGTTCGACGATCGTATGATTATTTTAAACCGAACTATGACCGCTATAATGAATTTAGGCGGTTTGTGTTTGAGTCATCGCTTAAAGAAGAAGAAATAACGCTTCTCGCCACACTCTCTAAACCCCAGCTTGAGTTTAATATCTTAGAGGCTTACATATCACGCTTACTGGGTGAGTTTAGTAAACAGGAGCCGGATATTGAGGTCACATCAGATGACCAGACTAAAGCTGATCCACTTACTATTAAGGTCGTCGAACAGCACCTTCGCCACACTCTATGCGATGCTAAAAACCACCACACTAAGCAAGAGATTTATAAAGACTTATTGTCCGGTGGCTTTAGCTCATTAAAGGTCACAACTGACTATGCTAACTCGCGCTCTATGCATCAGGTGATTAACATAGAGCGTACATTTGACCCAACACTTTGTGGCTATGATCAAGTTACGAAGTATTCACATAAAGGCGATGGCCGATTTTGCTTTGAGCTTTTCCCAAAAATAAAAGAAGTATTCGAAGAAGAATATCCCGATGTCGATACATCACTCCTAAACTTTCGCCGTGATTTCGCAGGGTTTAACTGGTCTTATCTTAATGATGCAACGCCGATTATCATGGTTGCAGACTATTATGAGAAAAAGAAACGCGATGCCATGCTAGTACAACTGCGAACAGGTGAAACCATGACGCAGAGTGAGTATAAGAAGATGTTAGATTCATGGAGTTCCCTTGAAGCCCCACCCGCTATTATAGGCAAACCGCGTAAGACCCAGCTTGATACTATTGTAAGATACCGCTTAATTGAAAATGTCGTTTTAGAGTACGTCGAGACAGATTTTACATACCTGCCGCTTATCTTTGTCGATGGTAATAGTATAATGATTAAGACGCCTAAAAACGGAAATGTTCGACAGGTTACTCGCCCTTATGTTTACCACGCAAAAGGCGCACAACGGCTTAAGAACTATGCGGGTATTGCATGGGCGAATGAAATTGAGAATACGGTTCAACATAAGTTCATGGTCGCCAAAGAGGCGCTTCCAAAAGAGGAAGAATACCTGCAAGCTTATAAAGATGTCCAGAAGGCATCTGTAGTAGTATTTAATTCATTCTTTGAAGAAAACCCGGATATGGTAATTCAAAACCCTATTCGTGAGATACAACGTCCACCTATGCCACCTGAAATAGCGCAAGCATTTACGGGTTCTGATGCACTGATACAACAAATATTGGGGAGTTACGATGCTAGTCTTGGAATTAATGATAATCAATTGTCTGGTGTTGCTCTCGTCGAGGCGGCTACGCAATCGAACGCAGCGGCGATGCCATACATTGTGGGGTATTTACAAGGGTACCAGCGTGCAGCACAACTCTATGTAGAGTTAATGCCAAAGTACTACACTACACCACGAACACTGCCTATCATGGATGCGGATGGGCAGAAATCTTATATTAAGCTTAACCAAGAGGGTGGGCTGCCGCTTGATTGGGATGAGAACGCACTCAATGTTATTGTCAAAGCGGGTGCCTCCTTCCAAGTCCAGAAATCCCGTACTATTATGATGGTCAAGGAAATGATGGGCATGTCGCCGATATTCGCGCAGTTTATTGCGGAAAAAGGCCTACCGTTTGTATTGGATAACATGGAAGGTAAAGGTGTTGATGAGCTTAAGAAACTTGTTGACGGCTGGCTGCAAGAGATGCAGCAACAGAAACAAATGGCAATGCAGCAGCAACAACAAGAGATGCAAAATAATCCTGTTGTCATGAAAACACAGGTCGAGATGGCGAAACTCGCGCAGCAGAAAGAAAGTGATGCGAGACAGCATCAAATCGATATGCAAAAGCTTGAGCTTGAGGAGGTAAAGATACACGCCGATCTCAAGATGTCGCATGAATCTAACAATGTCGATCTTGTCAGGGCGCAAACTGAAAGGTATGGGAAGCAGATGGATTATAAGATTAAGGCGATGGATCAAGACCATACGCATTTAAAAGAGGCGCTTGAGCATGGCATTGCTTTTGAGGCACACCGAAAGGCTATGCGCGAGCCTGCTAGAGCGGCGACAAAATGAAATTCGAATGCGCATTATGTAAGTTAGTTTACGATCATGCGAAGGGTAAGTGCCCAAGATGTTATCCTGTACCGGCAGAGCGTGAAAAGTATAAAGCGCGTGAGGAAGATTGGAAAATACTATTTGGACAATTAATTAATGCATGAATTTACAGACGAGCAGAAAGCTGCAATTGAGGCTCATAAAGAGGCTTTTAAGAATAAGCACGGCTGGATACCATTAAACGGCTCACCAGTTGCTATATATCATGATTTTGGCGTAGAAATATTAGAGGGAGTTATCTATGACGCAACCAAAAAAGGTAACATGGAATGACATGCACGAGGCCACACACGGTGAGCTTCGTAAAACCTACAAGCTGACAGATCGACAACTTGAGCAACAAATTAGACGACATTGGGATGGCGCTAATGCACAGGAACGTAATAGACTATATCAAACGGTTTATCTAAAGAGGAAATTCTGATGCCTACTAAAGCTCCCTATAACAAGCGTGAAGATAAGAACATGAATAAAGCCTATGCCAAAACTGAAAAGGGCGTTAAGCCCGTGGCTAAAGATACTAATAAAACACGTAGGAAAAATACGCTTGAGCCTTTGCCAAATAAGACAAAAGCTAATATGTCTTTTAAGAAACTAGCTAGTGCTGAGAAGTCTAAAAAGGGCAGTTTTGGCCGAGGTTAAAAATGATGACATGTAATTCCTGTCACGACACTGGACTTATTGTTGAGAAGTTACCTTACTCAAAAAAAATAGAAAAGTATTATATTTTAAATAGTTGTCATAATTGCTTTAGGGGCACGCACGTTAGAGTGCATACTCAGATGCACATACAAGACGAAGAACCTTGCGATTGCGAGTACAGATACATTTTTGATTATTGGAAATCATGTAAACTTAAACTGGAGGCTGGTCATGCCAATAGATGATAATGTGTTTAGTATCGGAATGCGCGGCAATGAGCGGGTTGATCACATGAACATAGCCCTGACGTCAGGGGACGGCCTAACGTTTGTTGCTGTTTTGAACAATAGTCTTGAGATTCAACCCTCTGTCGGAGGTTTTATGTCTCGTGCGGATGCCTTGCGGTTACAGGCTTATTTGACTACTGTTTTGGGATAGAAAGTGAGAAAAAATGAATGAGGATGAGTTAAAAGAAATATCTGCATTAGAAGCATATAACAGGGATTTAAACTTAAAAACAAGTTTACGTCCTGTCACTAATTTAATAATGTGTCCTGTCTGTCATGGTATTGGCGAATCTATTAGCCCCATCTGTTGGCCAGAGCGCTCTATTTGCCATCATTGTCGAGGTAGCAAATATATAGATAAAGCGGGGAAAAAATAATGTCTGTGAGTTTTGCTATATATTTAATTTCTTTAGTCAATAATATTAATATTTCTTTTAGTATTATAACGGGAATGGCGACAATGGGTTTAGCTGTGTCTGGAGTAGGAATTTTAGCTAATAGTAATTGTAATGATGACGATCACGATCTTGTTAAATCAAAATATTACTTCAAAAATGCGGGCATCGTATTTATTATTTCAATGTTTATCTGTACAGTTGTTCCGAGCGAAAAAACAATGTACCTAATGATTGGTGCGCGATACTTGCAAA